CATCTCCCAAGTCCCAGGTTATCTCGTAGTCAGAAGACGAATCCGTATCTCCGTTTCCGGTCATTACATCCAGCGTGCGAAGGTGCCCTCCCACTGTCATCCGTACCGCTTTCACCGAGGCAGGAAACGCATCCTTTACGGTAACATGGCCCGGCTCACCACACGCTTCATCTGCAGCTCCTGACTCGGAGCCATATCCTCGTCCACCTCAAGCGGGAAATCCTGCCAGAAGGTCTCCGTTACTTTCTCAGGAGTATATTTCATTCCTTCCATCCGTCCTTCGGTACTGCTGTGTGCAAGAAAATAAATGTGGTGCGTCCCGTATTTCACATTCAAGGTGAGAGGCGAGGGAAGTGAAACCGTATCCGCCTGCATCCGCTCGTCGCCCATATAGTCCCAGTAGGAGAGGGTAGTGGCCAGCTCTGCCAGCGTGCCGGACCGCGACTGGTTCCACTGGTGAATATCTCCCTGACCGATTTCCATAAATACCGGAAGGAAGGATACCCGGCATGTTTTCTCACTCATCTGCTCCACATCTGCCTGTGGGACGATGTTTTCCTCGCTGCACGCTGCCAGTAATAATGCGGCTGCCATGCAAATGCTTTTTGATAAATCCATGTAGTTTAAGTTTAAAGTTTCATTTATATAAACGCCATTTCTTAGATTTATATACTTTTCTCAAATATTTTTTTAATGTTCGGAAAGTTTGCACCTTTATATAGTTTGGAATCTTTGCACCTTTACACGAAATCATTCCCCTTATTGACGGAATCTTTACCCTTTAAAACGGAATCTTTGCACCTATAGGCTTTTAATTATTTAAGAATCAATATATTATTCTCTCTTTATAATTATCTATATGCTATAATGTAAAGAAACGATAGTTTCTTAAATAAGAAAAAAAGGGGAAATATATCGGTCTGCTTTTATAGAAGATATTATGATATAAGATATATATGGTTTAGTAATGTACTATAAAACAGACTTTTGCAACGATAAAGGTGCAAAGTTTCCGTGTTTTGGGGAAAACTTTCCGTCATTATGTACTAAGTTTTCGTGTGCTGGGGCAAGGTTTCCGTCATATAGGAGAAACTTTCCGAACTTAATAGATTAAAGGTGCAAACTTTCCGAACTATCCATTTATAATATTTTCCATTATTGGAAAATATAGTCATTTTATTTTCCGTTTTTGGAAAATATATCTATATTTGTGACAAATAACGAACCAATGAAGATTTATTTAGAAGAAAGATTAAAAGAGTCAGGTATAAGTAAGGATGAGCTGGCAAAGAGACTGGGTATTTCCAATTCAAGTCTGACTAAAAAGCTCAATGGTCCTTCGCGGACTAACCTGCAATTTCTGGAAAGCGTGGCCGATGTGTTGGGAATATCTGTTTTTTCACTTATTGAGGATGAAAAATGCGTGAAGGTAGGTACATTCCAGGCCGATGGGAATACTTACGAAATACGGAAAATAAACTGATAACCTATGCGACGGAAAAAAAGCACCACCGAACCGAGCAACTCACTCATTAAGGAACTTAGCTCAGTCGAGTTTATCAAACAGCCCTATCTGTATGCCATGGTAG